AAATAGTGCCTTGACCATATATCTAACTCTATTTAATATCTCATCAGTAGTAATACTACCAAAGTGGTCAAAGCCATAGAACCTTCTAGTTCCAATAGTTTTTCTTTCAAACTCTTGCAACTGCTCAAGTGTATAGTTCTTCTGTACTTCCTTGATATACAATCTGTCATTAGCTTCTACTGACATGATATGTAGCATAGTCCTAGTAATATTTTCTTCTAGAGAGAACACACCAATGTTATGCTCTGTATTAGTAAGTAAGTGATGCATCAGTTCTCTCATAAGAGATGACTTACCTGCACCTGTACCTGCAGTAAAGGTAATAAGTTCACCTGTCCTGATACCATACAACTTCTCATTCAGTCCATCATAAGGATACAAACAAGTTTCAGTATCATCTTCTGCATATATCCTAGAAGATATATCTGCAAGGTTATGAATACCTGCAGGAGTGTAAGGCTTTGCGTTCCAAAAGTCTTGAGTAAACTCTTGCTTCTTACCTTTCATAAGATACTCATTGGCATCTTTATATCTCATGTCCATGATAAGACATTTATTAGGCTCGAATATCTGAGCAACCTTGATTGCTGCCTTCCTACCATGCTCATCATTATCAAAGCATAATACAACTTTATCAAACTTATTTATGTAGTCATAGTTTGCCTTGATATCTTTGAGTGCAGACTGACAACCATTCTTGATTGATATACTTGCCCACCTTGAACCTTGTAACTCATAGGCAGACATTGCATCAATCTCACCTTCACATATAGTAAGATACTTGCCACCTTGAGGAAACTTATTCTGTCCAAACATAACTGCTCTAGGTAAGTTACCTTCTGCAGAGAAACCTTTATTAGCTACAAGTCTTATCTTATTACCTATGTGACTATTATTGATATCATAATAAGGATAGATATGCTTAACCACATTATTATTTCTATCGTGTAATACTTGGACATTATAAAAGTTTGCAGTCTCTTTTTTGATTCCTCTATCATGGATACCATCTACAACTCCACTACTAAAATTTTGATGATTACTATTTATAGATATAGGCTTTTGTACTTGTTCCATATCTTCTCCTTTTGAGTAAGTTCTACATGAAAAGCAAAACTTAGTTCCACCTTCATATAATACATTTGCATCAGATGAACCACACCTGTCACAACTACCTTTTCTAACTACCTTTGAATCTCCCATGTCATTCCTTCCATTTTGTTAATACTTTTGCAATAGTTTCCATTGCACTTCTTTTAATAGAGTAGAATTTATTTTCTATCTTACCATCATGTGCAACTATACATTCATACAAGTCTTTATCTGAATCATATGATATCACACATTCAACTTGTTGTCCATCTACAAAACCATTAAATTCATTTTGTTGTTCATTCATCTTCATACTCCTGTTTTATTATTTCATTTATAAATTCAGTATCACTTTCAATCTTATCTGCTACTTCATGTTTGGCATACTTTCTTGCTTCTTGAGGTGTATAACCTTCTTGAAGTAGTTCCTCATATATTTCTTTGAATAATTTTTTCTTATCATTATCCCATAGATTAGCCATGACCATCATCCTGAATACTTATTAACTTATTTAGATACCACTGTGCCTTTCTCAAGTCTTCTACACCATTTTTATATCTGTATCTCCACAAGTATTTCATAATGTTTCCTTGTAAGTAATACTCAAAACCTTTATCTGTCATTGCTTGTATTGCATCAATAGTTTCTATACCTGCCATATTATAGTGAGGTGGATTATTTACCACATCTTTTTTACCTTTACCTGATAGGTAATTAGGTGCTTTATTTTTATCTTCCATTTTTTTCCTTTCTTGTCTAAGCTTCCATACTATCCAATCATAGTATCTTTGAGGTTCTTTATCTTCCATAATTACCTACGTATAGTTTATTTTTTTTACTACTTCAACAACAGAATCTAAACCTTCTACAAGAGTTGGTTTATCCATCTCCTCTGCTTTGTCCATAGCTTCCCATTTATTTGTAGCACTTACAACATAGGTAACTCTACTTAAATCTATGACTGTAACTTCCCACCTATTACGTAGAAGTCTATGCTTTTTCCTCTGCAGAACTTTGTTAATCATACCATACATCCTAAATTTTGTAAAGATAATTATAAATAAACTGATTTATTTTTTTCATCAAAGAATTTATTTAGTATCTCATGCTTATCCCATGCACTAGCTAAACTCTCTAATTCCTTATCAATAGACTCAACAATATCATTATGTTCACCTATCCCTGCAGAGTTATTTAGATACACACTTATGTTGGCTTTATGCTTTGCCATTATACCTACATAATAAGTTTTTAAATTACTTATCATTGTCTGATTATTATTTTTTTCTTCACTCATTTTACTCTCCTTTAAATGTTTTAATTACATCAGATGAAAATAACTTCTGCAAGTTTAGTAGATACATTCTACTTGCATTATGGTCACCACCTGACACACTCTTTTTATAGTCTAGGTTATCAATAATCTTACGTAAACTATTAATATCAAAGACCAAAGTACAGAACACCTCATTGCCTATACATAAATTATGAAACCAATAATCTGCTTCAGTAGTTTGTATACCACTTGGCTTTCCATATGACTGATACTCTATGGCAATATTACCTGTCTTCTGCCATATGTCTCTTTCAGATTTGACTTCAATCTTTTTATCCTGCAACATTTCTGCTACAAGTTTTTCTCTTACCTTACCATACTTCAAGTCCATATCAAACTTTTTTCTGTTAGGTTTACTAGGTTCTAAGTTGTCCATTTTTTTCCTTTCTTTTATATGAACCTTTGCCTTTCTTAGGTGGAACTACTTGAGTTCTTTTTCTAAGATATGCAAAAGCTTTTGCAATAGGATTTACTTTAGCTATCTTCATTATGAAACCATAACTGCTATGTAAATACATAGTCCTATAATTAATAACTTACCATAGTCAAGGTCAAACTTTGTACCCTCGCCATAGTTCTTATGATAATCTATATTAAAAAAGTCTGTTATTCTATGCCACATTATTTCTTACTCCTTTTTATATCCCATCTATAAAAGATGTGGTCATCTATTCTTGTTATATAAGTTTTAGTTTCTGCCCAACTAGGATTTACATAGTAGGCATGGTAGTGTGTTGCACCTTCAACAAAGTCATTCAAGTGTTTATTATATACACCATTTGCTACGTGTAAAGCATCTTTCCATGCCTTATGTTCTCTTGGTTTATCACTCTTACCATCACAGTACCAACTAAATTGGCATCTGTTCTTTATAGGTAGAGTAGGTTTCCACTTGTATGTTAAGCCTTGTTTAACTACGTCACAGACGTTGTTAGGATACCTAGAGTCCTCTACCCTATTCATTACTACTTGTGCCACTGCAACTTGTCCTATGAAGCTTTGGTTCTTTGCTTCATGGTACACATTAAGTGCTAGGCATATTAATGATTCAGCTATCATATGTTTTCTCCTTTATGTAATTACATACCCATATATCCTTACCTATACGACAGTTTCCTTTATAGTATTCAAGTACCATAAAGAATACAAACAGTATAAAAAAACTAGGAAATATTAGTGTATGCCATTTCTCTTTGAGATACTTCATTGAGTCCACCTCTTATCCCATATAGAATCAGTTAGTAAATATTCTTTTTCAATATTCATAGTCTTGAGTATATGTGCAATTACATCTACTGTCCAACCATTACCAATCATTTTATATCTCTGACTATTGGACACATAATTAGTATAGTTATCAGGTAGTGTCTGCAATCTCTCACACTCTAGTGGTGTAAGCTTTCGCCACATATCTTTTGATACTACCACGTTATCTTTCTGCACAGTAGTAAGACAATTAGACTTGCCATCATCTCTTATCTCTAGTTGCCTAGTAAAAGGTAAGTCAAGTTGGTCATCTTTCCTAGTGCCATTCTCATCTAGTCTGCGATTAACAATTCTACCAATGGCAACCTTTGGTTCTCTATGACCACCTTGCATGGTAGTAAGTGTAGGTGCTTTACCTTCTTGTGCATACACTCTCTTGATACTATCATGTCCTTTGAGGTCAGCAGTACCAACTCTAATCAATCCATCTTTTGACATGGTAGGATTATCTTTTAGAACCATAGTACGTTGCTTACGTTCAATACTATTCCACCATACTGCACCATTATATCTTGCAGTAAGACAATGAGATTTACCACTACTAGTCATCTCATCTGTGGCATATCCATCTTCTAGTATATCTTGCATGACAATACCTTTATCAATCATAGGTGGTATAGGTATCTGCTCATAGGTATCTCCAACTCGCTTACCCCACCAATATAATCTATGTCTATTTTGACCTGATGCCAAGTTAGAGTTTATGGCTTGAGGTTCAAATCCCATATGATAAGAGATAGTATCTTGATACTCTTTCTTCATACGTACATTCTCAAGTAATACGTACTTAGGTTTTACCACAGAAAGTACCTCTATAAAATGAAAGAATAATTTACTCTGAGGGTCATCAAAATTTAATTGCTTTCCTGCAAACGAAAATCCTGTACAAGGCGAACCACCCATCATCAAATCAATATCCCAACATGATACCTCGAATGGGTCTATATCTCTAACATCTCCTAGCTGAAACGTCTTAGGAAAGTTAGCTTGAGTTACTTTTATTGCAGGTTTATCAATCTCACTTGCATAATAGTTTTTATATATACCATCAAAGGTATATCCTAATCTTTGCAAGGCAACTTGACCACTACTACAACCATCAAATAAACTTAGTGTATTCATATCAAACTCCCATATAACATGAAAGGAATAACATAACTATTCCTGTTACAATTAATACTACTAATCTGTCATTATCTTGTGGAAACATTTTAAACTCCTATTGTATAATAATTATTATCAATGTCCTTTACAATTAGTGTTGCATCATTATGAACTGAAGATGATTGTACTTCTAATTTATGTATTATATAACCTAATCTTTCAATACGAAACTTAAATTCTTTTAAGTTTATTGCATTAGCATTTACTAAATCATCTAGCATATTCTTTATCTTTACTGTATCTAGTATTGTCATTTCTTTCTGCTCCTCTCATAATATCTAATGAAGTAATCTCTTGCAAGAGGTACTTGCTTTTCTCCAAAAGATTCCTCAACTTGTTTTAGTATTGTTGACATTGCCCAACCTCTAATCTTTGGATTGGCTTTGCCTTCTCTCATCTTAGTTTCAATGAAGTTTACTACTTCCATTTTCTCATCTAGTCTAGGTGTATTACTCATTATTTTATGTCCTTCCATTTAATGTGTTTCTTATTTATGTAGACTCTTAGGTGTGAGGAATCCTCAATAGATTGACCCCAATATGCCCTACCTTGTCCATACAACTCTTTCTTCAAGTGTTGTCCTCT